TATCATGGTCGCTACCTTGACGGCTCCCAAAACAACTACCAACCCTTTAAGAATATCCAAAACAGTCTCATAGTTGGCTATAAGTCCACTAAGCCCGGATATTCCGCCATATATAAGTCCTTCGTTGGATTTTCCTATCTCATTGAGCATTACCTGCCATTTATCCGTTAAGTTGGATATCTGGCCCGTAACGGAAGCATTTTGCTTCTCCATAAGGTTGTAAAACTTACCCCCCTCACCCGCCATTGACTTAAACGCCGCTTCGACCAAAGGGAAGCCAATTTGTCCGGCGGTGACCATGTCCGCTATCTCATCTTTGGTTTTACCCATATTTTTAGCCAGTTCTTCGGTCAAGGGAATACCGGCCATAGCGAAGTCGCGCACTTCTCGTGCTTGTAATTTACCCAAAACGGCTACCTGACCGTAATTGATAGCTACTCTTGATATAGGCACAGAAACGCCCGCCGCCACATCACCTAACGCTTTCATGGTATCCATCACATTTTCGGTGGCGATACCCATAGCCATTAACTGTTTGACGTTGGTGGTTATATCAATTAAAGTAAAAGGTGTTTTTTGCGCTAAGTCAATAGATTCGCGCATCAACTTATCGGCCTTATCTTTGCTGTCGAGCATGGTTTCAAATGCGATAGTAAGCTGTTGGAACGTACCCCTGACGTTAATTATCTCTTTACCTAAAGCAATAAGTTCCCTGCCCGTGAAATATGTCGCGATAGCCGCCCCAAGTCTGCGCATATTGGCGTCAACACTTGAGGTATCTTTTTCAACTTCTTTGGCCCATGCACCGATAGTCTGGTTAGACCGTTTTATTCCGGCTTGTAACTTGGAATCATCGAGGCTGGCTGAAAATGTTATACTGGACATATCAAGTTATAAATTTTTGTAAATAATCGCTCGCCGCTTTGCCTTTTACGACTTTCTTCCCGGAATAGTCCCAGTACGGATAATCGGACATCTCTATATTTAAGGCTATCCAGCTCTTGTTCATTAACTCCGTTTCGGTAAGCCCCAACTTCACCCGCATCAACGCCAATGTACCGAATATAGAATTACCTCCGCGCTCTACTCCTTTCGTTTCTCCATCAGGTTCATCCTGCCTTTCGCCAACACCGTAATAAAAAAAAAAGGTGTAGGGTCCGTTTGCTTGTAGACAATTTGAAAAAGCCTCTTAATATCTTCAAGTGGAAGGTTTCTAATAGCTTTGGCTACCGCTCTTTTGTGCTTTGTTCCGGTGGCTATCGCTATGGCCATAGAAATAGCGGTCAGGTCATTACTGTTTTGCATTAATACGGGGAACATCTCCATGTCGCTGTCATAATCGCCAATAGAGGACAGCTCCCCGCTAATGTCAATAACCTGCCTCGCGGTGAGGGGTTTTATCTGTAAATGAAATGTTATAAACCCCCACTTTAAGTCAAACCTATCCGCTTCACCAGAGCGACCAAGTAATATGTTCGCCGCTTGCTTTTCCATGTCAAGCCGTTAAACCATAGGTCCATATTTCCAGATTCTCCATGAAGCAGTTAAGTCGGTAGTAAGCTGCGGAATGGCTTTTACTTCCAATGCCCACATCTTATCGCGACCACCACCACCAACTATCTTGGTGATACATGAAGCGTTGTGCATACAAAGTTTTTCACCCGAATCGAGGGTAAGAACCAATGCTTTGTCCACGGTAGTATATCCCGAAGCGGGAGTATATCCCGAAGCGTTGCCCGTTCCACCTTTGAAAGCCGCTACTTTAGCGAAATCCATATCGTAGAACTGGAACATTGCTGATAATTTACCTTCTTCGGTCTTTACGCTCCTAACGGGAGAATATTGCTGGTCGACGAAAAACTCCGTAGTCGTCCCCTCGGTCTCTTCGATAGTTACCGAACCTTTGACGGTATTTGGCGCGGTAGTAAGCAAGACGCCCGAAGGAAGGTTCCCCAATCCACTGGCGGATGTTCCGTACTGCACCGATGTAATTCCAAATAAATATTGTGCCATTTTTTCTAATTATTAATGTTTTTAAAACTGAATCTTAAATTTGAATAATGCTCCGCGATCTGATTTTCACGTATAGTCTCCTGACTTTCAAAGTCGATAAGATATGTCGCCGTGGTCACTTTTTCCAAAATATCGAGAACGGAAGCCGTACCGTTGGCCAACTTTATTTCATCGGCTACGTTTCCCACGCCAGGGCCCCCGTCGATATCCTTTACATGGTAATTTACGTTAACATAACATTTCTGCATCACGTTGGCGTTTATCGGTAAAGCGTTTATGACAACATATTCCGAGGCCGTGGATTCCGTGGGTCTGGTGTTCAGATATTTTGGAACACTGATAGCACCCAGCAGTGAATACACCGTTTCGATTATATAATCCGTTGTCTTATAATTGCTCATAATTAACTGTTGTTATATTTACAACTGTTCATCGTTCGATAACCTCCAATTTTACCAGATATGAAGTTAAATCAACAACACATATATCCGCCTGATAAGATATTACGTTATACCCCTTAGACTCCACGTGAGAAGCGTAATTCATTCCCGCTATGCCTACCAATTGAAAACCTTTAGTATTTACCACTTCTTCGGCTACGGCTAAATTCGACAATATGTTATTATTGCCGCGAACCATCATGCCGTCATAAAAAACGTAATAACCTATCGAGTTTCTTAAATTAGTAGTTTGGTCTTCATACTGTCCAAGCGCGTGGCTCTGTCCTTGACTTCTGGCGTTCGTTACAAACTCCTCGCCGGCCCTGATAAAAGAGTTAAGAATCTTTCTGTTCAGTATATCGGCCTGCTTCTGCAAATCCCGTATCGAAGCGGCTTCATTGAAGTTTGATTTTAAAGCCATAACCGTGAATTTAACTGACCATTGGAAGCCCTCTTAACTTTGCCCCTTATCGTGCCATTGTTTAAAGCCGCAAGTGAGAAACTCGCGCCCGCGGGGATAACCGTTGTCATCGCGGGCAGATACACGTCGAAAGCATAATCTATCAAAGAACCATCATCGGAAGCTATCTTTTTACCCGACCCGTTAACCTCTGCCCTACAATCGAGACTGTAATATCCCGACGCTCCGGCTACCCAAATGCCGCTGGCGTTTTGCGACCCTGAAGCCGCTACCGTTATCGCGATCGTATCTGGATATCTTACCATCAGAACAGTTGTACAAATGTCGCCCTCGCTTTCATAGACCCATTAGCTATTGGATTTGGCTGGCTATATGTCTTATATATCCCATCGGCGAGCCTCAATAGTTTATCCTTATCCGTTAATGTTAACGTGAATCCGCCCTCTTTTGTGTCGGGGGCGGTAACAAGAGTATTTATCACGTCAGCATAAGCAAGATCAAAAGCCTGACAGGTTGAATAAGTATCACTGTCCGTCAGGCCCCTATCTTGTAGTGCCACAGTAAACGAATTATCCGATAATGGGTAATTCAGCTTTGCTTTTATTGCTTCTATGTTCGTCATAATACAAAGGAAACATCGCTGTCCCCATTATTATTAAGCGAACGTGGTAGCGTTCTCCGAATTAAGTATAAATATACTGTTAACGTCGTTAAACCTTGGAAAGGCGTTGGCCTGTGCTTTGGTAAACTCCGCGAACGGCTCCAATTCTGCCCATTTTGATAAGAGAATATGATCCCTCTTAACCTGTATGGATTTCTTTGTTACCGATTCGGCTGTTTCTTCAGCGATAGGACCGTGCAGTATATTACCTACATTGATATCAGGAATAAAAGTTACGTAGTTCGTTTTCCAAGCGGCTACCGAAGTAAGAGCGTGGGCGTTGCTTTCAAATTTTACCGCAGAATCGACCAATATGATTTTAGGATACAGATACGCTCCGAGCATATTGTTCAGATCAGCGAACGTAGGCGCGGTCTTCCTGTCTCGCGCGGAAACCCCCTGAAATACAGAGTAGGCGTCTTGTACGGATTCGGAAGCGAGCATATAACCTAAAGTGGTGCGATCCATAAGGGCATAACCCAAAGGATAGCCGGCAGCTCTGGCTGTTTCCTGCATATTCTTGATATCGGTCATCGGATAAGAACCGGAAGCATTTGACCATATTACAGAAGCACCTGTTTTGTTGGCCGCGGGTATACCGAAGTCACAAGATGTCTCGGTGATTATTCCATTGTTGTTGGAAGTCGTCAAGTCAATAGCTCCATAACTGAGTGCTTGCATAGCAAGAAACTCTGTACGTGCCATAACGCCCGAATAACAAAAATTAATATCGTTAAAAACAAGGTCCAATAACGCGCTTCTGTTAGAATCGCCCATCGACAATGCTTTCAATATATTATAATCGTTCATGTCCTTTTCGTCCATCTGCCTTTTAATGGCTATTTTAGGAATGTCTCCGGATGTTTTGGTGACTACCCTACGCGTTTTCAAAGGTGCGGACGCGTTATATTCGATAACATCGGCCATAACCGGATTGCCTCCTGACCCTGAAAGTGATTCCCAAGTCAGCTGGGTGGTGTATTTCAGTGGGAAAAATGATTGCCAGTAAAGTTTGTTCAACCATTCTTCACGTTGACGATTAACGTATGCTTCAACATTAGCCTTCGTTAACTCTTTTAAAATTGATCTTTCCATTTTTTCTATTTATTAAAAGTTATACGAAACGAACTAAAGGAAGTAAATCCTTAAGCGTAGAATCTACAAAATAAGGTAACAGTGCTGTACGTACGCGTCCGCGAACAAGAAGCCCGCAACCGGTATTATCAGCCGTTAAGTCTACGGGGTTAGTGGCTATCGCTACCGGAGTATACATATAACCAAGTGCCCTTGTAAAACCTGTGGCGGCCTGAATAAGTATACCTGAAGCGGCGACGGCTACGCTAAGTCCTGAAGCCAATGTAATAACGTCAAGACTTGTGCCTGACGCGGAAATAGCGGTGATATTAGACCCTGAAGCGGTATTGCCCGTGTTCTGGAGATAATCGCCGACCTTTAGTTCATGGTTGTTATAAACCTGAAAAGCAGTAAATCCGGATGCCGGTAAAGCACCCGCCAACATTGCTGTTTTAGTGAGGTGGTAAATCCCATCGGAAGCGACACCTAAAAGCGCGCCTTCCTTCATCTCGGTTGATGCTGTCTTAAAATCATCTTTCTCGACCACACCACCACCGGGAATATCTTCGAGGACAAGCTCAACGGCTAAACTCCTCTCAGTACCTGATGCTGAAGTTATTTGCATAATTTAATTTTTATCTATTAATACTTTGCCTTTCGGCTCTTTTGGGAATGTTTCATCAAGGTAATCGTCAATATTTGACTCTTTTCCTGATGAACCGCCTCCCGCTGACGGTTTTGAAATAATTACCCCCTTTTCCGCCATCTCTTGTGTGAAGCTATTGTAATCAGCTTCAATGGTAGATACCAGTTGGTCAATCTCGTCCTCTGATTTTGGTATCAGATTACGGTTATTTAAAAATGATTTAGGAATGTCTTTTAACTTATCGTGGCTTTTTACCTTATCGGCTAAAGCGGTTAAAGTTTTTTCCTGTTTCTGCGCGTCCAGTTCCGCCTTTAAAGCATCGGTCGACGCTTGTTGTTCTTTCTTAAACGCGGTGAACCATGCCGGTTCGTCTGGATTAGTTTTAACTTCTTCTTGTTTAGGTGGCTTAATTGGTGTTCCATCTTCTTTAAGCCCGTGTTTTTCCTGGAAGTTCTTTAAAGCTGTTTTCTGAGCTTCGGTAGCTCTCCGATCCCCTTCTATCTGAAGTTGACTGGCGGAGAATTTGAGTGTCTCAATGACCCCGTCGGTAAAAACGGTATCAATTTCTTTCTCATCATTAATGGTTTTGCTAAATGTTTCGGCAACCCCCAATAAAAATGATTCACTGACCCCCGTTAATTTGGATTTCAGGAATGTTAAGATTTTTTCTTTCATATAAAAAGTATATTATTTTACTACAAAAATAAAGCTATATGTTTTGTCGTGTATGTAAAATAATGTATCTTTGTACAAATCTGTACACGTTATGTTATTAACTCCTTTTGAATATTCGGTGATGTTCCTGTGTAACGGGAAAATTGTGTCCCCTAAAACAATAAAACGGCGTTGCGAAAACGGTATGTTACCGTCTGGTCACAACGCCGTAAAACTTTCGGGCGGATGGGTGATTGAAATAAAAGACGAACCGGCGGCGTCGGGATGGTTTCCCGCGTCGGGTAAGGTGTTAATGAACGCTTATCACAATAGTTTTAGATAGGCATAAAAAAAGCCCCTCAAATTAATGAGAGGCTTAATATAAAGATAGATAAGTTTATCCCTGTAAAAATGGAATCTCTTTATCTGATTGTTTTTTGAATTGGTTATA